CATCTGCGTGGGATAATGTTCTACTTCCTGAACCATCTTGTATAAATACAAATACACCTGATTGACCTGCTACTTCATCTGTTGGGTCATCTAATACTAAATTACCACCTAATGTCCATACAAAGTTAGTGTATCTTGACATATCTGGTGCAACTGTGCCTGATTTACTTGCTGTTTCTGTATTTGGCACAACACCTTGACTAAAGGTAATCGCTGTTCCATTTCCTGCATCTGATGTAATACTGTCAAGGGCAATATCACCCACGTTGGTTATGTCTGCATCATTAAAACTTGTTGTTCCTAATGTGTTACCTGCCGCAGTAGAAGTTATTCCATTAGCGGCAGTTATTCCACCACCATCTGCAATTATTATAGCATTGTCACCATCTGTGTAACCTATGTTTGTAGCTTGTAACTCACCTGCAAGTAATAAATTACCACCTGTGTCTAATGTTAATTTTGTAGCAAAACTTCCACCTGTATAACTATCCCAAGTAACTGTTCCACCATCAGCAAAACTTAATCTCCAAGTGTCAGCATTATCATCTGCTTCATCGGCACTAAAAGTTAAAGCTAAAGCTGCACCCTCTATATTTGATTTAAACTCAAGAGCATCATTTCCATCTTCATCGTAACCGACCTTTACATTTTGGTCATTTCCAAAAAAGATGTATTTATCATCAGCTATATAAAAATCACCCCACTCTGCTGAAGTGCTACCTAAATCTGCACCCCCAGAAGCATCTGGAACTATTGAAGTTTCGGCAGTAAATGTATCTGTTCTAATACCACTTGTTCCGTTATCTATCGCACCAAATCCCGATGTAATAGAACCACTATCTAATGCACCCGTTGTAAGAATATTAGAATCCCCTGCGGCGGGTGCGGCACTTATATCACTTAATACCTCTGATGCACTTCTACCTTCTATTGCAGTACCGTCTACTCTTAAAAAATCATTGTCAGCTACACCACTTGTAAACTTAGGCACATTATTATTTGATATACCTGTGGATAAAGTTGCTGTTGCTGTAACAGCAGTGCCATCTAATGTAATGGCATCAGCTTCAAGAGTACCATCAAAGTCTCCATCTACTGCATCTATATTACCTTTAAATACGGTTGCTGTAACTGTTCCTGTACTTGGATTGTAAGCTAGATCGCCATCAGATTCTAAACCAATATTACCACCATCAACATCACCACCTGCAGTAAATATAATTGCATTTTCTTCGTTGGTGCTTTCGTTGTCTGAAATTGTAACAGTCGTTGCAACTGCTGCCGTAGTAGCATTAGTAACTGTTACTCCTGCAATTACTGTGTTTAATGCAGTGCCACCTACAGTAATAGCATCTGCTTCTAATGTTCCATCAATATCTGCATCACCACTTACATCAAGAGAACCTGCATCTAATTCACCTGTTAAGGTAATATTTCTAAAACTTGCTACATCTTTATTAGCATCTGCTGTAACTGTTTTACTTGCAACAACAGTTCCTACGGCAGAACCTGTATCATTGTAATTAAGTTCGGCAGTAGTAGAAGTAACTCCATCTAATAAATTTAACTCAGTAGTAGTAGAAGTAACTCCATCCATAATATTAAGCTCAGTAGCTGTAGAGGTGACCCCATCCATAATATTAAGTTCTGCTGCTGTAGCCGTGACAGCTGTTCCATTGATAACCAATTGATTACTTGCATTAAGATAAACAGACTTGTCTCCGGGATATGTGCAAAAAATAGTTCTTGTTGAACCAGAAGCCCAATCTACAGCAGAATCACTATTAGAGGATTGAAGTATAGTTGTTCTAGCTAAAGTTGTCCCAGATAACGTATAAGTTCCAATTCCTATCTCAAAGCCAGAACCATCCGTACAACAATAATAAGTCGTATTTCCATCACCTACAACAGAAAAAGCTTCAAATCCAGTTTCTGCACCAGCTAAAGTATAAGTACCCGTACCCGATGTTGTTGTTGTTTCTTTTATTCTATCTTTTAATGTTAACGCCATTTTTTATGTCCTTGGTCTTGACGGTGATCCAACTCTATACCCGTCTGTGTTTTCTCTTGCTTCACCTAAATCTTTTACTCTTTCCATATACTGCAAATATAAATCAGTGTAATTTTTAATTACATCCGGCTCGCCTTTCATAAAAGTATAAGCTTCAATTAAAGAACCATACAACAAAGCAAAAGGTGCGTTTGTACTAAGCCAAGTCGTGCCACTATCTGCACCAGCTGTTAAACTTGCAGGTCTATAAAAATAATGTAATTCAACTGTATAATTGCTATTTGGTGTAGGAGCTAAAATAAAATGGTCTGCATCAAATTTAGCATAATATTTTGGTAACCCCGTTGTACCAGAAGCTGGTGTATACTCTCTAAGAAAATTAACATCTTTTTGAAGTAAAAAACTTTCTGAACCAGACGTAGTAATTTGCAAAGAAAACACGGCTAATAAATCATTTGGAACAGTTAAATATTGATCTGAAGAAGTTAATGTACTTGTTACATTTTTTCTAAAAAAATCTAAATCTACAGATTTTAAAATTTTTTCTTCTGCGGCCTTTATAAAATCTGGTAAATGTGTAACAAAAGTCGATTCACTATTATCGGTGTAATCTTGTATTGCTGTTTTTAATGTTGCTAATGTAAAACTCATGGTGTCACCGTAACTGGTCCTGCCGTAGCATCATTGCCGCCGCCAAAAACACTTCCTATTGTAGCAGTTCCACTGCTCGCTGTAAAAGTATAAGTGTCTGTAGTAGAAACTGTAATGCTATAACCCTCATCTGCATTAATAATTGACGAACTAAAACCATCAAAACCTTTTGCTTTTTTGAACCTTACCGTGTCTCCAGTTGTCCTTCCGTGACTAAGCTCGTTTACAGTAATTACAGCTGACCCCGAAGCACTAGATAAATAAGAATTAGGGTTTAATCTTCTTTCTATAGCATTTTCAGTTCTAGGCGGTCTTGCATTTTTTACAGCTTGACCGTCCACTGGAACCTTAAAAGGACCTAGTTGTGGATGTTTTCTTTCAAATTCATCCGGCCCAACCAATAATCCATTCCATTCAAGTTTCATTTCATTGAGTCTATACCTCATACCAGACCTATCCGAAATGCCATAAGAGTATTTTCCTGTGGCAAACCTTCCCATTAATTACTCCTAAAATACGCATATTGAGGTGTAACTGTAAAGCTTGACCTATCCCTATCTTCTCCCATAGCTCTTTCAAATTCTTCTTCATATATTACTTTTAACATTTGCACTCTTTCAGGTGCTTTTTTTAAAGATAAATAATAAGCTAACCCTGCTGTAAGACAAGGATAGAACCTAAAAGGAACTTCTAATGTATTGGCTGCCGTATCTGCGTCTTGTATTCTAGTCAAAGCGTCATAATAAATTACATCCGTGCTATTTTCAGGAGCAGGCCATATTTTTAAATTTGGTGTAATGTGTCTGTCTAAAAAAAATTGTGTAGGTCTTCCTGTAGTAGCTTTATTTGCTATAGCTAAATAACTGTCTCTACTTATGCGACCCAAACTGTAATCAACACTACTTCGTCTTACAGCAGCGGACAATATATCAATTACATCCGTCCCTAGATCATATTCTGTGTCATTTGCAGTAACGGTCTGTGTACGTTGTTCTATAGTCCATTGATTTAAACCACGGTTAGCCCATTCGGACAACATTAGATTTAAAGACCTTTTGGCAGTTCGTAAATCATAACCTGTTCTGCTTTGTAGCCCGCAGCGTTCATACGCTTCTTCAATATATTCCGCTACGTCTAACTCGAAATCAGTAGAATTTGAAGTTGTCATTAAGCCCTACCTTTTTTCTTACAAGTACAAGATTTTTTAGATTTCCCACATTTTGGACATTTACCTGCTGCTTTTGCAGCCATAGATTTTCCCTTTTTTGTATAAGGGTATTTTTTTCCTTTTACTACCGGCATTTTTTTTCTCCTTATTTTATCAAAAACAACACCACTGTTACAAGTTGTACCAAAATAACTCCTAGTATACCCCATACACGAGCATCTATCTTATCCATTTGATTTTGCAAATGAACTAGATGATTAGTCTCTAATCTTATTAAGGTTTCTTCAACAATCGCTGTTCTTTTGTCTAAACTATTTAGAAAATCTTTTTCTCGTTTAGTTGCCATTTATCCCTCAAGAATAAAAAAGTGTCATCATATCTGCTACGTCCACAGTATATGACACGCTCATACCATTTGCAAATACCACTCCTTCTGAAGGAATAGTCCTATCAATAACAGTGTTAGCGGTCCCTATAGTTCTTGCTTTCATAAGCTCTGTTCCGTCTTCTGGAGCACCATCATAAAAAGATACCGTTCCTGCCGTACCTCCTGAAACAATTGACATTCCTCTTAAACGAACTCTAGCACCACTTCCTACAGATTGACCGCATAAGGTTCCAGAACCAACTTTAATATTGGCTGCATATTGCGCTGAACATTCTACAGCTGTTACTGTTAAAAATAGCTTTGCTCCAGCAACTGCCTCTGCTGAACTTGTTGAAGTAATGACTTCTGTCATAGCATCTCCAAAAACATCTGTGCCAGTTATAGTGCAAGTTTTTGCATTATCCCCAGTTCCTGTAGTTGTAACAATAACATTTCTTGCGGCACTACCAGCAAATGTAGTATTTGCCATTGTAGCGGAAGTATCTGGTCTTGCTGCTGTAACCAATCTATCGTCATCTGACGCGTTTTCATCATTTACAGTCAACACTCTTACATCAGATCCTGCCATATTTTTCTCCTTTTTAAAAAGGGGGAAATTAATCCCCCAATAATTTTATTCGTACATAGCTCTGCTTATTGCAGTATAATGCACATTTACTGCTTCGGCTGCTGCCGCTCCAGCTTCAATTCCAATGTAAGGAATAAAATCAACATCGTCAGTTAAGGCTGCTGTTTTTGTTGTTCCTGTTGTAACTGCTGTTCCACCAGTTGAACCAGAAGTGCTTGTAACATTATATTGCTGTCCATTAACAAATATAGCCGCTTTTCTATCGCTATCAATTTCAATTTTAAAATGATAAGGAGTATTAGCCGCTACTGTAATAGGTAACTGACTAATATAATCAGTTCCCCCAATACTGTGAACTAAATGCCATTTTGCATAATCAGTAAATGCTTCAGAGTTTGTTGCATCTGTTTGATATTTAAAAAATATTTGGTCATCATCAGTTGCTACTAATTGATCATTAGTTAGTTTCAATCCTGCCCATACTTTTTGGTTATCAAGTGCTGGCAACATTATAGAACATTCCCAATGAGTAGAATTTTCTGTTCCCCATTTTGTTCCTGCCCAAGCT